GGAGACAGCAGAGGGTATGATAGTCTTGCTGAACAATGGGCAAGAATGAATAATATTCCGTGTAAAGTTTATAAGACTGATTATAATAAATATGGTAAGAAAGCAGGATATAAACGTAATGTAGCCATGTTCGATGAAAATGATATTGATACAGTAGTTGCTTTTCCAGGAGGTGAAGGTACTGATATCATAATATCTATTGCAAAATCTGCTAAAATTCCAATTATAAGGGTGTAAAATATGTCAGAAAGATATCCAGATATTACGACAGAAGAACTTACTCCATTTCAAAATGCTGTTGCTGTTGATACATCTGCCTTTGATACTCTTGTATCCGGGTAATTAAATGGCCAACGATGACTGGGATTTCGGTTTTACTGCTGTAAATGAAGATGAACTTGAAACAGTACAGAAACTGGAACAAGAAAAAAGTGTTGCTTCAGACGAAGTTTTGGGTTTACAAGACCGATTAGATGCGCTATACTCCGCAATAATGCCTTTACTGAATAATCTTGCCTCTAATCCAGAGAAGAGTTATATATATTGGCCAAATCGTCTGGAAAAGATTGAGACGTTTCGTGATAAACTAACAGAACTTTACAAAGGATAGATTATGAGTTTAATCGACAAATTAACAAAGAATAGTACAGTAAAACTTACTAGCACTCTCTCTAACTCAAAAGTGTATGGTAAGAAAGATATGGTATCCACACAAGTGCCAATGATTAATGTGGCATTATCAGGCCGAGTCGATGGTGGTTTGACTCCTGGTCTGACTGTCTTGGCTGGTCCATCAAAGCATTTTAAAACAGCGTTTTCTCTACTCATGGCAGGCGCTTATCTAAAGAAGTACGAAGATGGTGTAATCCTATTCTATGATTCAGAATTTGGTACTCCGCAATCATATTTTGAGTCTTTTGGTATTGATATGAATCGTGTTGTTCATACACCAATCACTGATGTAGAACAACTCAAGTTTGACATTATGAAACAACTTGGAAATATTGAACGTGGTGAGCATGTTTGTATCATCGTTGATTCGGTAGGAAATCTAGCATCAAAGAAAGAGGTTGAAGATGCTATGAACGAGAAATCGGTAGCCGATATGTCTCGTGCTAAACAGATGAAGTCTCTCTTTCGTATGGTGACGCCACATCTCACACTCAAAGATATTCCACTGATTGCTGTCAATCACGTCTATATGGAAATCGGTATGTTCCCGAAAGCGATTGTTTCTGGTGGTTGTGTAGTAGAAGGCACTATGATTCAGACACCTGATGGTCTAAAAGCAATTCAAGACTTCAATGTTGGAGAACAAGTTATTACTCTTGATGGTAATAAAGTCGTCTCTCATGTTTGGAATCCTGATACTCTTGAAGAAGGAATGCAAGAATGTTATGAAATTGAGTTTGAAGATGGATATAAAGTCATATGTTCGGATAAACATAAGTTTCTAATCAACGATCAATGGATTGAAGCTAAAAATCTCATTATTGGGATGGATTGCGCAACTATCTAATGTATCTGTTGTATAGTAGAGTTCTCAAAAAGTATAAATAAGAATAACCACATTCATTCTTTATACCGGAGAACTCTACTATGAATTATTTATATCTTTATAATAGAATAATCAAAAATCGTCAAACAAACCCATTATCAAATGATGAATATGGAGAAAACCATCATATTATTCCATTATGTATGGGCGGACCAGATGAAAAGTCTAATATCATAAAACTATCATACAAAGAGCATTATATTGCTCATGCTTGTTTATATAAACACTTCAAAACATCATCGCTTGCTCATGCTTGGTTTTCAATGTGTAGAACCAGTTCCAATCAAAAAAGAGATATTACACCTTCTCAATACGAAAAGGCAAAAATCGCTCATGTTGAAGCATTGAAAGAGACAATGCAAGGTGAAGGCAATCATTTCTATGGCAAAAAACATACGGATGCGACAAAGAAAGCAATAGGCTCAGCTAATAAAGGCCGAAAGAAAAGCCAAAAAGAAATTGATAACTGGGTTGAAAAAGTTGCTAAGAAACCAAACTCAAAAGAACACAGAGCAAAGATTGGTCGTAAAGGTTTGGTTATGTTACAAAATATTCATACGCTTGAAATAATAAGAGCTAAAAGGGACGATTATGATCCAAATATTTGGGTAAATCCCAGAAAGATAACTCCTGAAAAACGATATAAATGTATTCATTGTGGAATCGAATCAAATAGAGGTAATATAGAGAGGTGGCATAATGACAAATGTAAACAAAGACAAATGGCAATCGATTGATAGTCTTCATCATCATATCAAAAATAGGTGGGTTGAACAAGCAGAATATCTTCATGATAAAGGAATCAAAATAGAAATTGAGGTTTACAAGTTAGCTGAAATATTATATAATAAGTCATTATGTATAGAGAAGGATAGTAATCAATGAAAATCAAAATGATTAAACCGATAGGTCGTAAACCTGTTTACGACTTGTCTATTAATAGCGACGATTATGATGAACAGCACTATATCCTAGAAAATGGTATAGTAACACATAACACTGGGATTTATTATTCGAGTGATAATATCTGGATTATTGGACGACAGCAAGAAAAAGAAGGCAGTGATATTGCTGGATATCATTTTATTATCAATGTTGAAAAATCACGATATGTGAAAGAAAAATCTAAAATTCCAATTACAGTCACTTGGAATGGTGGTATTAATAAGTGGTCAGGTCTTATGGAGATTGCTCTTGAAGCTCAATACATCGCTAAACCAAGTAATGGATGGTATCAATTAGTCAATCGAGAAACTGGAGAATTGATTGGCGAAAAAATGCGAGCAAAAGATATCCAAAACAACGGTGAATTTTGGACTCGACTTTTTAATGAAACCGATTTCCCTGATTATATAAAGAAACGATATACCGGTGAAACTGTAATGTTTAAAGAAGAGGAAATTTTATGATTGAAGAGATCATTCTAGGTGGTCTATTATATAATGAAGGATATATGAGAAAAGTTATTCCCTTTCTCAAAGACGAATATTTTGATAATAAGGAGCAAAAAAATCTCTTTGTAACAATTACTGAATTTATTAAGAAATACAATACTCTTCCAACAAAAAATGAAATTGAATACGTTATTGATAGTAGCACATCATTAAATACTGAAGAAGAGAAAGAGTTACTTAATCTTTATCATAATATTCAATATGATGAAAAAACTAATGAAGATTGGCTTCTTGACAAAACCGAAAAGTTTTGTCAAGATAAAGCATTGTATAATGCCATTCGGCAATCTATTCTTGTTCTTGATGATAATCAAAATAAATTAGATAAAGGGTCTATTCCTAAAATACTTCAAGATGCTCTTGGAATATCATTTGACACAAATGTCGGTCATGATTTTATTGAAAACTACGAAGATCGGTATGATTTCTATCATCGAAAAGAAGAACGTATACCTTTTGATATTGATATATTCAATGATATTACAAAAGGTGGTTTGCCTAAAAAGTCTTTGAATATTATTATGTCTGGAACTGGTGTCGGCAAGACTCTTGCAATGTGCCATTTTGCAGCATCTCATTTGATGTTTGGTAAGAATATTCTTTATATTACTTTGGAAATGGCTGAAGAAAGAATCGCAGAACGAATTGATGCTAATCTTATTGATATGTCAATTGATGATATTCATAAAATGCCAAAAGATGTTTTTGAAAAGAAGATCAATCGATTAAAGTCTAAATCTCCTGGTAAGCTTATTATTAAAGAATATCCTACTGCTTCTGCGGGATCTGCTAATTTTCGATATCTTATGAATGAACTTAAAATTAAGAAAAACTTTCAGCCAGATATTATTTTTATTGACTATTTAAATATTTGTATATCATCTAGATTAAAGAATTCAAATAATATCAATTCATACACTTATATCAAAGCAATTGCTGAAGAACTTAGAGGTCTTGCTGTAGAATTTGAAATACCTATTGTAAGTGCTACTCAGGTGAATAGATCAGGATTTACATCATCTGATATTGGTCTTGAAGATGTTTCTGAATCATTTGGATTACCCGCAACAGCAGATTTTATGTTTGCTTTAATTTCAACCGAAGAACTTGAAAGTCTAAATCAAATTATGGTTAAACAACTTAAGAATCGTTGGGGAGATCCTAACTATTATAAAAGATTTGTCATCGGTATTGACAGATCAAGAATGCGCTTATATAATACTGAACAATCGGCTCAAGATGATATTATTGATGATAGACCAGTTATGGATAAAAGTTCATTCGGTGAACGATGGGATGAACAAGAAAAGGATTCATATATGCCTAAGAAATTCAATAAGAAAACTATTTTTAGTGGATTCGCATGATGAGCTATAAAGTATCTAAGAAAAAAACAATCTATCATATTATGGAAAATAAAATATCTATTTTCGAAACTCAAAACAAGAAAAAAGCTTATGATTTATGTCGTGGCTTAAATCTTGGTAATGGATTTCAGAAAAATACTCCAGCATTTTTTACAAATAAATATTCTAATATGAATGGAGATTAAAATGAAGAAAACATTTAAGATTGAACAGGCTGCTTATAATCTTCTTTGGCATAAAACAAAAGAAATGCAGGAAAAATATCAACTTACAAATCTATCTAAAGAAAAATTATGGTGTTATGCAGAACCAAAGTCTTTTCAAGTTTTCATTTTTGAGAATGAAAATTTAGTTGCTTTGTTAAATAGATCCACATATAAAGAAGCAAAAACCGTAGGAAAGGATTATTGTAATGAAACTTGATATTGTTAGCATGGAACTCGATCAAGATACAAATGAATACATAATGGAAGTTGATTTAGATGAAGAAGCATTAAAATTCTTTACTGACTTAGGTAATGGTGATCCGGAAATTGGGCTTCAGAATGCTCTTAAAGAAGCAGTTAAAGAAGCAGTAGAATCAATAGAAGAAAAAGGAAAAAATATAAATAATGAAGAAACATAACTTCTTTAAAAAGTAGAAAATATTTATGAAAAGATTTAAAACTTTTGTTGCTGAAGCTGCAACAAAAAAGGTTTTCATAGACCATCTCGATAAAATGAAGCCTTTAAAATTTCTTGAACTTGCGCAAAAACTCAATACTCAATATAAGGGATTTCTTTCTAAAGAAACAATTTCTATTACTGAGAAAATTGATGGATCTGCATTAAGAATAGGCCAAGATGAAAATGGCAAGCCTTTTATAGAATCTTCAATGTCTCCTTCGACATTTAATGTTGGCGATTTTACTTCACGAGCTTTAGCAAAAGGTTATACTTCAGATATTAGTAAACATTTTGATAATCTTTTAAATTCATTTAAAACTCATAATAAAGTACAAAGTGTTCTTTCAAAATATAATTTGAATGGTATTAAAGTTATTGGAGAAATTCTTTATCCTCCAATGGGTATTAGCGAAATAGATAAAATAAAGTTCGTTAGAATTTCTTATGACAAATCAAAATTAGGTACACAATGGACATTTGTTCCATTTGAAGTTTTAGATGGCGATGGAAATGAACATCCTCGAAAGAAAGAAGTTTTGAACGATCTTGTAAAAATATCAACTAATGAATATAAAATTTTTGAACCAAAAATAGAAATATCTGATAATATTGATATTACTTTAGAACTTAAAGATTTCGATAAGAATGTCGTAAAAAAATATAAGAATTTAGAAACTGTTCTTACGTCAAGAAAGAAAATTGATAAAGAATTAAAAGAAAAAATCAAAGATGAATTTCTTTCATACCAAAAACAAATTGCATTAAAGATTATGAGTTATTTCAAAAGTGGATCATTAGGACCTGATTTTGAAGGAGTAGTGATAAAATTGAGTGATGGAGACGTTATTAAAATTGTAACAGATAAATTTAAAACAGGAAAGTTCGAAAAAAAATCATGACAATAAGATTTAAAACCTTTATTAAAGAAGGTGGTAATGCTGTAGAAGATGTTGTAAAAATAAATCAAGAGAATGCTAAAGATACTCTTGAAGATATTTACAAAAACTATCTTCCAGCTTTAGGATTAACGAAAAAAGATGTAGAGCCTTTAGGTTCTATTGGTAAAAAAGGTCCTGGGCAGCAGTCGGGTGATATTGATCTTGCAATTTCAGCTCCAGCAATTCTTAAAAGCAAAAAAATGAATTCAATGAATGAAATTCTTGAATTCATTGGTGATCTTGCTAAGAAAAATGGTCATAAGTTCAAGATTATGAAAGGTCTTGGTATTGTATCTGTTGCATTTCCAATACATAACACGGATGGCAAACAACCAGATTCAGTTGTTCAATTAGATTTTATGATTGTTGATGATGTTAAATATGCTTCTTGGTCGTATTTTAGTCCAGATTATTTACAGTCAGAATTGAAAGGACTTTATAGAAATATTTTAAATTTTGCTGTCGCTAAGCATGCTGGATTTAAAGTAACAAAAATTGATCCTGCAACTAAAACTCCTATTGAATGGTCTCGCTATGTTATGTCAATGGGTGAAGGATTATTTAAAGGTCTTCAAACAAACTTATCAGCAAAAACTGGAAAACCGACCAAGTCAACTCGTTATATTTCAAAAGAAAAAATAACAAATAATCCTGACGAAATTGTAAAATTTTTGTATGGAAGTAAATATAAAGCAAGTGATATTCTTACTTTTGAACAAGCTTTCGCCGCCATAAAATCAAATTCTTTCCCATATAAAAGTGAACGTAAAAAGATTTTCAAAATGGCTTCTGAAGGAATTCAAAGTGCTGGATATCCAATTCCAGAAGTATTAGCTAAGGAGATTTAATTTAATGCAATCATTTAGAAATTTTTTAAATGAAGCATCATTAACTGTGTCTGAAATAAAAAAATATACTTGGAGAATAGATTTATTTCTTGATAAATTTAAGAATAAAATTCCATTTGAATTGAATAATGGATCTTCTGTTGTACTTAAATATCCTAATCAAGATATTATTGATTTTTTTGAAAATAAACAAACTCCTCCAAAAGGTTATAAAATTCCTCTCGAAAATGGCAAAACTATTCAATTCAAAGATCTCAAAAAGAATGCTGAATTTGGTGGAAAAGAATCAGGCCATGGCACTGTTATTGAAGATAGAGAACTTGCTGATTTAAATATGCAAATTGATAAATTAAAATCAGAAGCAAAAAAACATTATATAAAAGTCTATGTTGGTAACAAGAGTTATAATATTATAAAAGCTGAAACTACTCCTGGTACACCAAAATCCGATTTTCATTTAGTTGATGAAAATGGAAATGAAGTTATTTGGATTTCTCATAAGGCGGGGTCTTTACCAAAAGATGTTCAACAATGGGGAGGTATTTCAAAGAGAAGCGAACCGGAAATTTTTAATCATAAAGAAACTCAAAAATTTATTCAAGATTTGAAAAACAAGTTTCCAGATGGGTTACCAAGAGCTACATCAGTAAAACGGCCGATAAAAGATATAAAATTACAAAAAATGAGTGTTTATGGTAATCAATATGGCAAAAAACTTGGAAGACAGAATGTAACCATGCTAATTCAAGGTAAAGTTTTATTAAAGAAGAATAAAGATGGATTTGTTTTATCTGGTCATAGATTGCATTTAAATGGTGAAGATTTATCACATGGATATGAACCAGTATTCTTTGCAAGATATAATAATAGAAATGATGCTGGTGTAAAAATGGCTAGAATAGGAATTATGAGTCTAGAAGGAAGAAAAGGTGATTTCATTTAAAACGTATTTACAAGAAGAATCTGATAAAAAAGTGAAAAAAGTTAGACCAGGTTGGTTTACTATCACAGTTTATGATTTTGAAGACATAATTGATAAAAAACAAGATCAAGAATTACATTTTGATGCTTATGAATCTGGTAAAGGTAAGTTCAAACAATGGTTGATTTCTTGGAGAGATGATATTAAATTAATGGATACTGAAAAAGTTGCTGGCGCTATTTTTTATCAAATTTGTTCGTTTGACAAGAGTAAAAATGCAAAAGCATATCTTCTTGCTTTAAAAGATGCTTTCTTAAAGAAGAAAGATTTACCTCATCCAGAAAAATTTGAGGAATTTGCTTATTTGTCATATGGATTTGAAAAAGATAATCGTTGGAATACACTATTGAATCGATATAAATAATAGTATACCTGGTATACTAAAATGTAATACCTCATTTCTTCAATAAGCATATAAATAAAAATGAGTGGATGCCAAATGGGTCCACTCATTTTTTATTGCTTATAAGGAGAAATTTTTAATGTCATTTTTAAAGTCTGTATATAATCGATGGTTAGTCAATCGTCAGATTAATGCTTGTGATCGCATGCTTGGTCAATATCATACTCATCTTGGGCCAACTCATGCAAAAGAAGTTGCTCAAATTCGACATAAATTACTACTACAGCGGCAATCCTGCGGAATGTAACTTTAAGCCCTCTTCGGAGGGCTTTTTTTTGAATATAAATAATCAGAAATCAATGATTATATTAGGAGAAAGTGAAATGAAAATACTTATCTTTGGATTACCTGGATCTGGTAAATCTACTCTTGCTGAACCATTTGCTAACCTAATCAATGGTGTATGGATAAATGCTGATAAAGTACGAGAACGATATAATGATTGGGATTTTAGTATGGAAGGAAGACTTCGTCAAGCAAATCGAATGCGCCATCTTGCCGATGGAGTAGTAATGGCTGGAAAAATAGCTGTTGCTGATTTCGTATGTCCAACTGAAGAAGCAAGGAAAGAATTTGATCCTGACTTTACTGTTTGGATGGATACTATTGATCAAAGTAGATTTGAAGATACTAATAAAATCTTTCAGCAACCATTAAAAGTTGATTATCATGTGTCAGATTGGTTTGATGATACACCAAAACAGCTTATGTTTGTTGTAAAGACATTTGTTGAAAAAATAACTAAAGAACCAATAAAAAATCCAATGTTGTTATTATCAGAAGAATACAAGCTGTAATAATTTATTCCTTGTTGAGCTTAATAGCTATTATAACACATTCTGAGAAGTTGTAAACCCCATTTGAGGAGATTTTAATGGAAAAAGTGAATTATTTTGACTGGCAGAAACCCACTGTTCAAATGCTTGGGCGGTGGCAACCGTGGCACAAAGGTCACACAGAGCTTTTTAAGCGTGCCCATGCCATTACAGGACAAGTTTGCATCATGATCAGAGATGTTGGTGGTATTATTGGTGTTGACGCTGGTGGGGGCAGAACAGCGGCTCAAACAGACAACCCATTTGATATTCATGAGGTAAAAAAGGGTATCATTTTGGGGTTGAACGAAGCAGAGTTTACCATAAATGTGGATTATGTGATCTTGCATGTTCCGAATATTGTCGACATCTCATATGGAAGAGGTGTAGGGTACACATTCACAGAACACGATCTTGGAAATGAGATACATAATATCTCTGCAACAAAAATTCGTGAGCAAATGAGAACAAAAGGTCATTTATAATGATACCACAAAAAGCATATATTTTAAGAATAGATGATCCTATTTCTCATGAATATGCTCAAATAGCAGCTAATTCTTGTGATAAAGTAGGTCTACCTTGGGAATATTTTGATAATGGCAAAAAAGGTGATAAACAAGGAAATCCATGGAATAGTAAAGTATTAGAAAAACTTAGTTTAAAAAAACAA